ACAGGAGACATGGTAATGCAAGTTACTGGTGGTACTGTAGAAATACACGCTGACGGCGGAACTGTTCCTATTGTGGGAGTTTTTATGGGATGTCAGTACACCGATCCTACTTCGGGCGAGCAAGTATTTAGCGCATATTATCCAGCAAGCACAAATGCTTCGGATATTATCGCTTTTATAGTGGACGATCCTAATGTTGTATTTGAAATCCAAGCTGATGACACTTTCCCAATAGCTGATCTATTCGGAAATTTTGATATTGTTTATACAAACAGTTCAAGCACTCAGTCAGGACTTTCAGGTGCGGAATTAGACGTCACAACGGGTGCTACAACAGCTGGGTTACCGCTTAAAGCAATTGATATATCAGAAGATCCTGATAATTCAGATATTGCTTCGGCGAACACAAATGTTTTAGTTGTTATTCAAAATCATATCTGCGGTCAAAAAGGCGCAGGTCTAGCATAATAGGAGTAAATCATGGCTATAAATAGAGCTCAATTAGCGAAAGAATTAGAACCAGGATTGAATGCCCTTTTTGGGATGGAATATGCTCGTTATGATTCTGAACACGAAGAAATTTACGAAACTGAGTCTTCCGACAGAGCGTTTGAAGAAGAAGTAATGATCGTTGGCTTTGGGAATGCCCAAACAAAACAAGAAGGAGCTGGGGTATCGTTTGATAGCGCTACTGAAGGTTATACTTCTCGTTACAGCCACGAAACTGTTGCTTTAGCTTTTGCACTTACAGAAGAAGCAGTTGAAGATAATCTTTACGATAGACTTGGTTCAAGGTATACAAAAGCCTTGGCTAGATCTATGGCGAATACCAAACAGGTTAAAGCTGCTGCAACATTGAACAATGCGTTCGATAGTAGCTTTACTGGTGGAGATGGGCAACCTCTCGTTTCTAACGCTCACCCTCTCGGTGGCGGTGGAACTTCCAGTAACAGACCTTCAACTTATGCCGACTTGAATGAGACTTCATTAGAAGATGCTCTTATTAATGTTTCAACTTTAGTTGATGACAGAAATTTGACAATTGCTCTTCAAGCGCAAAAGTTAATTATTCCACCAGCGTTACAATTCGTTGCTGACAGACTATTGCAAAGCAATGGCCGTCCAGGTACATCTGACAATGACGTAAATGCTATGAAGAATATGGGTATGATCCCTCAAGGATATGTTGTTAACCATTATCTAACTGATACAGATGCTTGGTTCTTAAAAACAGACTGTCCTGATGGATTTAAACATTTCCAAAGAAGTCCAATGACTACAGCCTTAGAAGGCGATTTCGATACTGGTAACATGCGTTACAAAGCTAGAGAAAGATACTCATTTGGATTTTCTAACTGGAGAGCTGTTTACGCTTCTGAAGGTATATAATCCAAATTTTTTTGGTAAAGGGAGCTTCGGCTCCCTTTTTTTTTAATAAAATCTACAAAAAGCTACCTTTAGCGTGATTCTTGATGTAGAATTTAAGTAAACCGAGGTATATATATGAATACTGGTTTACATATGAGTATTAGCCTAGCTAACTCACCCTGCAATGGACGTTGCTCAACGTCAATGGCTCCCTTTGACGAAAGATGTCAAGGTTGCGGCCGAGATATAGAAGAAATAAGAGACTGGGAAACTTATCCTGATTTCAGCAAAAAATTAATTAATGTAAAAAACTGGCTAGATGGTTATAATATTAGACAAAAAAAAGAATCAACAATGACAGCAAAAGACATTCAAAAAATAAAAGATATAGATGGTAGAATGACAACTGTTATTGCTTTGGTTGAAATGATTGGTAAAGATATGATAGATGAGTTTGGCAAAGATCCAGCAATCAAAAAGTCTTATCAAGCCTTATTTGAGTGTAGAAAAGAAATTTTAAAATCTAAAGAAAATTTTCCTCAAGAACTTTAATTCTTTCATTTATCAATACATTCATATACAATCAAATAACTAGGATTGTTAACCTATCTATCGACTGACCTAGCAGACAAGCCAAGACGATAGATTTTTTCCGTAGGAGGAAATTATGGCAAATTCAACTTTTAACGGACCAGTTAGGTCTGAGAATGGCTTTACAGTCATTTCAAAAAATTCAACAACAGGTGTTATTACTACTGAATTTACTTTAGATGGTGATGGTATGAAGGTTGCACCTGTAGCTTTAACTGACGCAGATACAACACTAACAGCAACAGCAAATGGTGGCCGTACTAATGTAGTTCCAGCTCTTTCAGGCAATAGAACTCTTACATTACCAAGTCCCTCTGCTGGCGTTTACTTTAAATTTGTTTATGGTGGTGCAGCAGAAGAAACAGAAAACCTTATTATTGATACAGGCTCAGACACTAATTTCTTCTTAGGTGGAATTATACATTTAGATTCTAATGCAGATAATGTTTCTGTTTACGCTGATGGTAACTCAAACTCCATTCTTACTTTAACTGATTTTGGTTTATTTGAAATTAATATCTTAGCTAAAGATTCAACTAACTGGTACATTTGGGGTAACCAAGAAGGTGCAGACGCTCCAGCATTTACCGACCAATCTTAATAGGGGTAAATTATGGCTGATGTAGTCACATCTCAAACAATTCAAGACGGCGAGAGAATTGCCGTCTTGAAATTTACTAACGTTTCTGACGGTTCAGGTGAAAGTGCGGTAAAAAAAGTTGATGTATCAGCTTTAAACGCTAATAGCTTGGGCGAAGCTTGTACTAGAGTTTCAGTTGCTCGAATTTATTGGGCTACAAGAGGAATGGGAGTTAACCTTGAGTTTGATGCTTCAACTAATGTTTTGTTAACAGGGTTACCTGCTGACTCTACAGGAGATGAGTATTATGACTTATTTGGTGCCATTCCTAATAACGCTGGTAGTGGTATTACTGGAGATATTGATCTAACAACCGTTGGACATTCTAGTGGTGACACTTATTCAATAATATTGGTTTTGAATAAAACCTATTAATGAATGGCTCGCAAAGCGGCAAAGCCAATTCGCAGAACTACCAAGGGTAAGAAAGCTAACTATAGGCCTACAAAAAAAGGCGCAGGGATGACTGCGAAAGGTGTAAGAGCCTATCGTAAAGCTAACCCTGGATCTAAATTAAAAACAGCTGTAACAGGCAAAGTTAAAAAAGGCAGTAAAGCTGCTAAAAGACGCAAATCATATTGCGCTAGATCGCTTGGACAACTTAAACGTAGTTCAGCCAAAACAAGAAATGATCCTAATTCAAGAATACGTCAAGCAAGACGAAGGTGGAAATGTTAAATGGCTAGTGGAAAAAAAGATGCTTGTTATCATAAAGTAAAGCGTAGTGCGGAAGTTTGGCCTAGCGCATATGCTAGTGGCAGATTAGTCCAATGCAGAAAAGTTGGCGCAGCTAATTACGGCAATAGCAAGAAAAGAACAAAAAAATCAGCTGGTGGCGAAGTAACATTTGTTAAAGCAAGAGGTTTTAAAAATATACTTCCAGGCAAAAGAACAAAAACCAAATTAAGCTAATGGCTAAAAAAGAAACACTTAGAGATTGGTTTTCTAAAAATGATGGTACAGGATGGGTGGACTGTAAAACAGGTAAGCCTTGCGGTAGAAAAAAAGGTGAAAAACGCAGAAGTTATCCTGCCTGTAGACCAACAAAAGCTCAATGTACATCAGCAGCCAAAAAGAAAACCAGCTCTAAAAGAATTAGCTGGAAAGATGGTAGGACAAAAAAAGCAAAAGGCGGTCCTATAAGTATTTATATAGCAAGAGGTTGTGGTAAAGTAATGAACAATCGAAGAAAAAAAACTAAAGAATATTAGGAGTAATAATGTTTAGAAAAACTAGCAAAATGTATGCAAATGGTGGAAAATCTAAAAAACCCGCAAAAAAAGGCGTGAAAATGCAATATGGCGGAGTTGCAGAAAAGAAAAAAACCAAAGGTATGCGTAACGGCGGTCTAATGAAATCTAAGGGTATGCGTAATGGCGGCCCAATGAAATCCAAGGGGTACAAAAAGGGCGGAAAGGCAAGTAAATAGTGCCTTATTTGTATAGCAATATACCCCATTTTAAATGCTGGGTAAGGAGAGAGTACACCCATAACCACGGTAAATATCATGGTGAATTTCTGCACGCTATGGCAGTTGGCGTTACGACCATGCCTTGCAGGTGTTTAAGTTTTCAAATGATTTTTACAGGTATAGAAGCGGAAGGAGAACCAGAAGACACAGTTCACGGTGGAGCTATGTGGGCTCGTATGCCTATTACAGCTTTGGTTGGGGATACTCCTTTTGAAGAGTGGCCAGAACCAATGGCTGTCCATGATGCTCAACCTTGGGATTGTTCTTCGCATACACATGCAGTTTATGTAATTGATAGAGCAACACCATGTCCTTGGATGGCAAAGATAGATGGTCAATTTTTTCCTGCTAAATACATGTTTACAGTAGATTATGCCGAAAATGAAATAGCAGATGATCCCGCCCAACATAAACAAAGTCACGTACTAGAATTGTTAGATGCAGGTAAATGGACAGGAAATATTGTTGCTTTGCCTAACAATAGAGTTAGGGTAACGCACCCAGCTTGGTTTGAAACAGGTAGCGGTGCTCCAGACTTTAGGCCATCTGCACATATACATTATTCAAAATCTGATTTAGACTATACCTTAGATGTCAATAGAGTTTTTGATAACTTGTATAACGATACGGAGGAATAATGGCAGAACTAACAGTTGCACAAAAAAGAAAATTAGTTAGTGCATTAAAAAAAGCTTCTAAATCTCATCTTGCACAAGCAAAAATTATTGAAAAAAGTCTTAAAACAACAAAGCGTAAAAAATAATGGCAACGTCAAGCAGTACAGATTTTGAGCCAAACGTAGCTGAGTTTGTAGAGGAAGCATTTGAAAGATGCGGCCTAGAACTTAGAACTGGTTATGACCTAAAAACAGCTAGAAGATCAATCAATTTAATGTTAGCTGAGTGGGCTAATCGCGGTTTAAACCAATGGACAATAGAGCAAGCAACGCAAACTGTTACAGAAGGAACAAGTAGTTATTCTTTAAATTCTAATGTAATTGATATATTAGATATGGTTGTTAGGCGTACTGTTAATTCAACTGAAACAGATATTTCTATGGATCGCTTGAGCAGAAGCCAATATATTAATATTCCAAACAAAACAACCAAAGCAAGGCCTTCTCAATTCTTTTTTGATAAATTATCAACGCCAGCTATAAAAGTATGGCCAGCCCCAGAAAACTCTACAGACGTATTGGTTTTTAATAAAATTGTAAGAATGGATGATGCAGATAAAGCAACGAATACAATGGATATGCCGTTTAGATTTTACCCTTGTTTTGCTGCTGGATTGGCTTATTACATTTCTATGAAAAGAGCTCCAGATAGATCTGCTTTATTAAAACAATCATATGAAGAAGAATTTCAAAGAGCCATGTCTCAAGATGAAGACAGAGCATCTTTTAGAATTAGACCTTATATAGCAGGATTATAAAATGGCTTACGCAAGCGCTAAATTTGCAATCGCTCTTTGCGATAGGTGTGGTTTTCAATATAAATTACTAGACCTTAAAAAAGAATGGAATGGTTTAAAAACTTGCCCAGAATGTTTTGAATCTAAACATCCGCAATTAAACCCGCATACCGCACCTTCAGATCCTCAAGCTTTATATGACCCAAGACCAAATAATGACAAAGAATTAGGTGAAGGGTTTATAGTTGTCGTGGATAATAATTTTATGAACCCAGCAAACGTTGGATCAAATTTTACAGTAACTGAAATGACAGCAAGTGTTGGAGCAGTTACAATAACAGTATGACTTTAACCGAACTAAAAACTCTTATACAAAATTACGTTGAAAACGACGAAACAACTTTTGTTGCTACGTTAAACGATATGATTGAAATTGCAGAGGAAAGACTTTTTGAGTTAATTCAATTTGATTTTTTTAGAAAAAACGTAACAGGAAATTTAACAACTGGAAATACTTACTTAACAGCTCCGTCTGATTTTAAAATGAGTTTTTCTTTAGCTATTATAGACAGCAGCAGCGATTATCATTATCTAGATAAAAAACATCCTAGTTTTATGCGGGAGTATTCTAACGATGCTTCAACAAGCTCAGAAAGAGGAAGGCCTTTATATTATGCAGATTTTGATAAAGAACTTTCTACGGCTTCTAGTAATGGATCTACTTTAATTGTTTCTCCAGTCCCAGATGCTGATTATTCGGTTGAGCTACATTATCTATATAAGCCATCAAGCTTAACTTCTTCAACAACAGGTACTTGGCTTTCTCAAAATGCAAAAAATGCTTTGCTTTACGGTAGTTTAATTGAAGCCTACACATTTATGAAAGGTGAGCCAGAGCTAATTACTTTATACGAAACTAGATTTAATCAAGAGGTGGCTAGATTAAAAAATTTAGCGGAAGCAAGAGGCAGAAAAGACGAATACAGATATGATTCTTTAAGAAGTCAAATTAGTTAAATTTAAAATGGAGAAGATATGGAGCCAATTCAAGAGCTAAAAGGCGCTACCGTAGCTATTGTAGCTTTAGGAAACAGTTGGTTTGATTACAATTTAGCAAAATCACACGGCACTTATTTTGATGAGGTTTGGGCTATTAATTCAGTAGCATCTGTTATATTCCACGATAGAGTTTTTATGATGGATCCTGCTAGTCGTTTTTATGATACTGAGAATGCAGGAAATCAAACAAGTGGAATGCTTGATGTTTTAGAAAATGGCAATAAACCTATCTACACTTGCGAGCTAGACGAGCGTTGCGATAACTTAGTAGAATATCCAATTAACGAAGTTTTAGCCTCTTTAAATTGTCACTATCTAAATAATACAGTTGCTTATGCAGTAGCTTTTGCTGTTTGGAATAATGTAGGCCAGATAAATATGTATGGTGTAGATTTTAGCTATAAAGGAAATTTACACTTTGCAGAATCTGGAAGAGCATGTGTAGAGTATTGGTTAGCCAAAGCAAGCGATTTGGGTATACAAATTGGTATTGCAGGATCTAGCGGATTATTAGATACGAACGTTCCTGATGATGAAAAGTTATATGGCTATCATCGTTTAGATGATCCAATGATTGTAGTTCAAGAAAAAAATAAATTAATTGCAAAAAAATCTAGCGAAAAAATTACAAACAAACATCAGTTTGAACCAACTTTAATTGGTAGAAATGATGAGCATTTAAGGGAGCCTAAAAAATGGTAGATAAGTTAACGCCTGGTGGATTGCCAGAGCTTGGAGTGGTAGAAATAGCAACAACAAATTTTGGAGGCCATCCCCCCGAGTTTTGGGCTAAACAATTAACTGAAAAAATAGTTGGCTATTCTGATGAAAATGAACAACATATAAAAGACCAGGCTAGAGCTTACAAAGATTTAATTTATAAAGTTTGTTTGATATATATTCAAAATGCTATAAAATCTTATAAAGCATCTTTGATTCAAGAATTAACTCAAGGAGATGCTGAAGATTTGGCAAAAATAATCAAAGGTATTTGAAATGGCAATTACATCAACATTAACAACCAGCTTTAAAAAAGAATTATTAGAGGCTGTCCACAACTTTAAAAATTCTGGTGGGGACACTTTTAAACTAGCTCTTTATACTAGCTCGGCAACAATTGGTGCTGCAACAACAGCATTTGTTACAACTGGACAAGCAACTGGAACTAACTATACTTCTGGTGGAGCAAATTTAACAAGAGTAGACCCAACCTCATCAGGAACAACAGGTTTTACTGATTTTGCAGATTTAACGTTTGGAACCGCTACAGTTACTGCTAGAGGTTGTATGATTTACAACTCTAGCGACAGCAATAAATCAGTTGCTTGTATTGACTTTGGTGGAGACAAAACATCAACAGCAGGAGACTTTACAATTGTATTCCCAGCGGCAGCAGCCAGTACAGCGATTATAAGAATCGCCTAGCCTTAAATGGCTAATATAACAGGTTGGGGTCGGGGCACGTGGGGTCAACTTACGTGGGGCGAGCCACTTCCAGTTACGCTTACAGCTCCAGGAGCAGGAACATCTGCTTTAGGTACAGTTGCGGTTGATGCAGAAGCAAATGTAACACCCGCATCTCAAGTAGGAACAACAGGAGCTCCTCAAGCTGGAGTAAATGCTCAAGCAATAGCTTCTGTAGCAGGACTTGTAGGAACATTAGGTTCTGTATCGGTTGAAGTAGATGGTGAAGCCAACGTAACACCTACAGGACAAGCTGGGACATCCGCTCTTGGAACTGCAACAACCGTTTCAAACAACAATTTATCTGTTACACTAAATGCTGCAACTGGATCTTTGGGAACAGTTACCACAGATGCAGCAGCAAACGTTTATCCAACTGGACAAAGCGCTACAGGATCAGTAGGAACAGTTTTGATATGGTCACGTATTGATGAAAGCCAAACTCCAAACTATACTACTATAACAGACACTCAAACTCCCAATTGGGAGGCAGTTGCGTAAAAATAAGAGGTAAATAATGGCAAGCACATATGTAAATGATCTCAGACTAAATGAGATGGCCACAGGAGATGGTTCGGGTACTTGGGGTACAACAACCAATACAAATTTAGAATTAATCGGCGAAGCTTTGGGTTATGGAACAGAAGCTATAACTACCAACGCTGATACTCATACTTCAACTATTGCAGATGGAGCAACTGATCCAGTTAGGGCTATGTATGTTAAATATACAGGCACTTTAGATTCAGCTTGCACCATTACCATAGCTCCCAATACTGTAAACAGAATGCACTTTATAGAAAATGGAACAAGTGGATCTCAAAATATTATTATTTCTCAAGGCTCTGGAGCCAATGTAACAATACCTCCAGGCGATACAAAAGCAGTTTATTTAGATGGAGCAGGTAGTGGAGCAGCAGTTGTTGATGCTTTTGCCAGTCTTAGTGTTGTAGATTTAAAAGTACAAGATGATTTAACTATAACTGATGATCTCACTTTTAGTTCTGACTCAGCAGTTGTAACTTTTGGAGCAGATGGAGATACCACTCTTACTCATACAGATGGAACAGGATTAACATTAAATTCAACTAATAAACTTTGTTTTAATGATGCTAGTCAATTTGTACAAGGCTCAAGTGCAACTGTACTAAGTTTAGGTGCAACAGACGAAATAGATTTAACTGCAACAGCTATAGATATTAATGGAACTTTAGATGTTTCAGGACAGGCTACTTTTGCCGATGGTTCAGCAGGAGCACCTAGTATTAGTAATACAGGCGATGTCAACGCAGGATTATTCTTTAGTGCAGCAGATGTAATGTCGTTTAGTGCAGGTGGTACTGCTCAGTTCACTATGGCAGATGGTTCAATCTCTCCAGTAACAGATAACGATATTGACCTAGGTACAGCTAGTTTAAAATATAAAAGTTTTTTTGCAGGTCTTGTAGATTCTGAAAACTTTAAAGTAAATGGTGGACAAGGTAGTGATGGACAAGTGCTTACCTCAACAGGAAGTGGTGTAGCTTGGGAAGATGCTGCAAGTGGAGCAAGTTCTATTAATGATTTATCAGATGCCAAAACATTTGGTACTTCCTCCATTATGCTTGGCGATGCTACTACAGGCACGATTAGTGGTGCTAATTATAATGTTGGTTTGGGTGTAGATGTTTTTTCATCTTTAACTTCAGGCGATTCTAATGTTGCCATCGGTTTCGATGCAGCAGACACCCTTACAACTGGAAGTTTTAATATTGCCATCGGAACAGACTCACTAGGAGCAGCAGGTGCAGGTGTAGCAAATAATGTAATGATTGGTTATAACACAGGAAGTGGATTAACTGGTGATGGAAATGTTGCTATTGGACACACAGCTTTTGATGCGGCAGGTGATAGAGATGATTGTGTAGCTATAGGTAATGGAGCAGCAACGACACTTACAACTGGAAGTCACAATATTGCTATTGGTACTTCTGCTCTTGGTCTTGCAACAGATGCACATTCAAATGTTGCTATTGGATTTTTAGCAGCATCGTCATTAGCAACAGGAGCAGTTTATGCAACAAGAAACAATATAGCTATTGGTAGAGAAGCCTTAGAAAATCAAGTAACACAAGAAGATAATATTGCTATCGGTTATAACGCATTAGGAACAGGTAATAGTGTGTCTAATTCACAACTTACAGTTATAGGCTCACAAGCAGGAAATGCAGCTCACGCTGCTTATGGTGGTACTTATGTTGGCTATCAAGCAGGAAGTGTAGTTACAAGTGGAGTCCATAATACTTTTATAGGTAGAGAAGCAGGAGATATAACAACTACAGGCGATAGAAATATTATGATAGGTGTTAATGCTAATGGAGACGATTCAGCAGCTTACAGATGCATAGTGATTTCCACATATGAAAATACAGGTAAAGGCGATGCTACATTTTTTATTTCAGCAGGAACAGGTAGTGGAAATGGCTATCAAGGTAACAACTCATCAGCTTGGGCTACAACATCAGATAGAAGAATTAAGAAAAATATTGTAGATAACAATGTTGGTTTGGAAAAGATAAAACAAATTCAAGTTAAAAACTTTGAGTATAGAACGAAAGATGAAATTACAGACTGGACAGGTCGTGCTGTAGACTCAGTAACAATAGAAAAAGAAGGCACACAACTTGGAGTAATTGCACAAGAAATACAAGAAATACTACCTGATGTTGTACAGGAAAGAGAGAATGGGTGTTTAAGCGTTGATTCTGATAATATAACTTGGTATTTAGTAAATGCTGTAAAACAACAACAAACAATAATAGACGATTTAAAGTCAAGAATAGAAGCACTAGAGGATTAAAAATGGCAAATGATTTTACAGCAACAAAATGGTATGGAATCGCAGATGATTCTGTTAATTTAATTAATGGAGTTAATGCAGGAACTTGGACAAAAAATGATTTTGCAAATCTTACTCAACAAGAAAAAAACGATATGATGCAAAGAAATGTAGATGCTTTGACACTTATTTTACAACAAGAAGTCGTTATAGATGATTCAGGCAGTAAGACTAGTTACACCACAGCTATTACAACAGCAGAAACTTATATTAGCAACAATTCATAAAAGGAGAGATAGATGGCTAAAGATAGTGACAAAACAAAAGAAGTTGAACTTTCAGAAAAACAACAATACATACAGTTGCAGTTAAATGATCTTGCAAACAAAGAGAAAAATCTTATGTTTCAATTAGATCAAATAAAAGCATCTCAACAAGTTTTTAATCAAGCATTTGTAGAGGCTTCAAAAGAAGTAGCTGAAGAAGCTTTAGAAGAAAAGGAGTAAATTGTGGATATATTAATATCATTAATAATAGTAACAATAGTTTTGGCTTGGTCTGTAAAAAGATTTAAACCTGAACTTTGGGATAAAGTTACATCTAAACTCAAGAAGTAACATGTCTTGGTGGAAAAAAGTAGTACATTTTTTTACGCCTCTTAGTTCAGCAGAACTACCCAATCCTCTTAAAGAGGAAATGGAAACGGTTAGAGCTAGGAATAAAAATGGCAGATATGTGGCTGACGATCCCAGCACTCCAAATAAAAATGAGGCTTATACAAAAGTTCCAAAGAAAAGAGGCCGACCTCGTAAGAAAAAATAATGTATGAGTATAGTTGCCAAGTCACTAGGGTGGTTGATGGTGACACTATTGACGCTGATCTAGATCTCGGTTTTAATATTCATCATAAGTGTCGTGTACGTTTATACGGTATTGACACTCCCGAGTCGAGAACTCGCGACAAAGACGAAAAGGCTAGAGGTAAGCTAGCTGCTAAGTTTTTACAAGACGCTATATCAAATAGCAAGCACGTCATCTTACAGACGCAATTAAAAGACTCTAAAGGAAAATTTGGCAGAGTTTTGGCATCAGTTATAGTAGATGGAATAGATATTAACCAGCAAATGATTGAAAAATATATGGCGGTTAAATATACAGGCCAAAGCAAACATGAAATTAAATTAGAGCATATGAATAATAGAACTAAATTAATTGAACTAGGAGTTTATAAACCAGATGGACAAGGAGCAAAAACAGCATGATAACTTAATAGCTTGGTCGGCTATTGGTTTTTTAGTAATTTTAGTTATTGGCTTGTCTGTAAATGTTAGCGCTCAATCCTCTCAACAATCTGGTACAGCTTGCGTCAACGGTACGCAATATTGCGAAAACAATAGTTTAGATACAACAAATACTACGACTACAACTAATTCCAATACAAACGTAAATACCAACACAAATTTCAACACAAATTCAAATACGAATAGCAACACTAACGTATCGACTAACACGAACAATTCGACCAATATAAATTCTAATACGAATGTTTCGACTAATTCCAATACGAATGTAAATAGCTCGACCTCGAATAACACCAATACGAATAACAACGTCAATACTTCGACCTCGACATCTAACTCAACGGTTAATTCAACCGTTAATCAAAATGTCAACAATACTAATAATTCGACTTCGACCAGCTCTAATACAAATCAAAACACCAATATTAATCAATCAACCTCAGATTCTAACGTCACAACTGACAATCGAAACGTAAACGAAAACAATTCTAGATCTGATAATACGAACCGAAATATTAACGAATCTAATTCTACTCAAACCATTAATCAAAACGTCAAGAGCAAGGCTCCTCCAGCTTCTGCAATAGCTCCAAGCATTATGTCTTATTCGCAAGATCTTTGTACTGTAGGCCGCTCTGGTGCGTTCCAAGGACAAGTATTTGGTTTCTCTACAGGAGCTACTGTTACTGATGAAAATTGTGAACGGTTAAAACTATCTAAGTATCTTTACGATACTGGTATGAAAGTAGCCAGCGTTAGCATTCTTTGCCAAGATGAAAGAGTATTTAAGGCTATGGAGATGGCTGGCACTCCTTGTCCTTACAGAGGCAAGATAGGTGCAGAAGCAACTTTGGCTTGGGCTAAAAACAAATCTAAAAGACCAGATGTTAAAGAACAAGAAAAGTTATTCATACAAAAATGTACACACGATTCCAACCCCAACAGAGAAAAAATAAACAAAGATGTTGTTGGCGCAGTTAAAGTTATATATACAAGAAAAACTAAAACAAGCAAACAATGCAAAAAAGAATTTTATGCTACGCAGTAGCTAGTCTGCTATCATTTAGTGTATATGGACAGTATACATATGAAGGCAACCAAGAACTTTACGATCTTAACGCTAATGCAAACAACTTTAACGGTGAATTAGCGTACGAGGTATCCGATGATGGTATTTCTCCCGCAATTGATCTTTCTTTTAATTTTAACTTTTATGGCTCTACATTCAGCCAAGCGAGGATGGCAACGAATGGATGTCTGCATTTTGGCTCTAGTGGTAGCTATTGTAATGACTATACTCCTGACCCTATTAACGGGCAGCACACCTATACCATATACCCTTTCTGGACCGATTTAATTAGAGACTCTGATTCTCGTATGAAGTCTTGGGGTGATTCTAGCAAGATGATTTTTGGCTGGTATAACCTTAGAGAGTACAACAGAGCATCTGATAATAGTTTTGAAATAATACTTTGGAACAACCACTCTTTTGATTTACGTTATCGTGAATTAGATATTATTAACCATGATGTACTTATTGGTGAAGTGGGAGCTAACAAAGATGACTCTTATACTTATTACTACCATGATGAATGTAATACAGGCTCAACCAACTCTAGCACCTGTGTAAATACTGATTGGAACAACTCAGATAAAAATACTAATTTAGAAAATGGTGG